ATATTCAGGAGCATCTCAGGGTTGGTTATTAAAGGATAAATAATCAATGGCTACTTATAAAGGTATACAGGGTTTTTCAATTCAGAACCTTTCAGAAGATCCAGTACCAACTGTTGCAGGTTGGAGTGCTGGTAATAATATGAATACAGCAAGAAATAAACCAGGAGGAGCTGGTACACAAACTGCAGCATTAGCATTTGGTGGAGCAGCTGGTCCAACTACTTCAACAACAGCTACAGAAGAATACGATGGAACAAATTGGGCAACATCTCCTGGAAGTATGAATACATCAAGACTTAATCCAGCAGGTGCTGGAACTCAAACTTCTGCTTTAGCTTTTGGTGGTTTTATACCACCAGGTACTTTGTCAGCAGCAACCGAAGAATATGATGGAGCAACTTGGACAAGTTCTAATCCTTTAAATACAGGAAGAAGATATTTAGCAGGTTGTGGTACACAAACTGCAGGTTTAGCTTTTGGTGGTTATATTACAGGTGCTGCAGCAACAGAAGAATATGACGGTAATAGTTGGACAAATTCTAACAATTTAAATACTGGAAGAGCTATTTTAGCAGGTGCTGGTATTCAAACCGCAGGTTTAGCTTTTGGTGGAGAAACACCAGGAGGTGCTCAAGGAGCAACGGAAGAATATGATGGAACTAGTTGGACAAATTCTAATTCTTTAAATACAGCAAGATATGATATGGGTGGTGCAGGAACTCAAACAGCAGGTTTAGCTTTTGGTGGAAATGTGGGTGCTCCTCCATATGATACAGGAGCAACAGAATTATATGATGGAACAAGTTGGACTATATCTCCATCAAGTTTAGCAACTGCAAGAAGGGGTGTAGCAGGTGCAGGTATTCAAACAGCAGCTTTAGCTTTTGGTGGATACGATGGTACAGCTCAAACAGCAGCAACAGAAGAATATAATACTTGGACCCCCGCTGCTGGCTACTCTTTTGAAAACGAAGGCCAAGTTTGGTACAACAACACAGAGAATGTATGGAAGGTGCAAGATGCTACGACATCTGGTTCTTGGGCAACGGGTGGAACTATGGGTACAGCTAGATCAAATTTTGGTGGTACAGGTACTCAAACAGCAGGTTTAGGTTTTGGTGGTTATGGTCCAGCTCCTGCTGTAAGTAACACTGAAGAATATGATGGTTCTTCGTGGACAGCAGGTGGTGCTTTAGGAACTGCAAGACGTTATTTAGGTAGTGCTGGTACTCAAACAGCAGGACTTGCTTTTGGTGGTAATCCACCTATTACTGCAGCAACAGAGGAATATAATGGTTCAACTTGGACAGCAGGTGGAAATTTAATTTTAGCAAGAAATGAGTTAAAAGGTTGTGGAACTCAAACTGCAGGTTTAGGTTTTGGAGGATATACAACTCCTCCTGCAACTTATAGATCAGAAACAGAAGAATACAATGGTACTTCTTGGACTGCTGGAGGAAGTTTAAATACAGCAAGATCAAATCACGCTGGAGCAGGTACTCAAACAGCAGGATTAGCTTTTGGTGGTTATCTTCCAATTACAGGAGCAACAGAAGAATATGATGGAACTTCTTGGGCAACATCACCAGGAAGTTTAAACACAGCAAGATTAAGTTTAGCAGGAGCTGGAACGCAAACAGCAGGTTTAGCATTTGGTGGTAGTCCACCTATTACAGGAGCAACTGAATCATATAATGGATCAACTTGGACTACATCTCCAGCAAGTTTAGGAACAGCAAGAGCTTCTTTAGAAGGAGCTGGTACTCAAACAGCAGGATTAGCTTTTGGTGGTTATATTACAGCTGTTACAGCAGCAACAGAAGAATTTACAGGACCAGGAGTTATAACAACAAAAACAATTACATCAAGTTAATAGGAGACAAAAATGGCTAAAACAAAAACATATATCGTAGCTGAAAATTGGGGAAAGGGCTTTATTGAACATAGCGAAGCTGCTAAGTTTACTATTGTCGGATTTCCTGGTAATGTTTGGCAAGTACCTGCAAATAACAAAGACGCAAATCTTTGGATTGCAAAAGTATTAGGTACTGTTAAAACACTATCTGAAGCTCAAACTATTGTTACTGCTCAAGTTACAACTGCTCAAAATGCTTATGACGCATTATCAGCAGAAGAACAAGCAAAAACAACTAGACCAGCTGATATAACATTAGAGGAGTAAAAAATGGCAAATAAATATTGTACAGCAACTAATTGGGGTAAAGACTTCTTTACTGCAAGAGAGCGTATGAATTTTAAGTTATCAGGACACCCTGGCAACGTATGGGTTGTAGAAGACAATCTTTATGGTGCTAAGTGGATTAAAAAAGTTAGTGGTGTTTCTAAAACAAAAGAAGAAGCTCAAGCTATTGTTGATGCAGAAGTAACTGCAGCACAAGCAGCATATGATGCTTTAACTGATGAACAAAAATTAAATACACAAAGACCAGGACCAATAACATTAAAATAATATGGCAGAGTATAAAGGCATAAAAGGATTTAAAGTTCAGTATTTAGATGCTGATCCAGTTCCAGCTGTAGCAGGTTGGAGTGCTGGTGGAAATTTTCCTGGTTCAAACGAAGGAATGGGTTCAACTGGAACTCAAACAGCAACATTGAGTGCAGGTTATTTTAATGCAGGTTCTGGAGTTACATCAAGTTTTACATATAATGGAACTTCTTGGTCACCAGCTCCAAGTATGGGTACAGCAAGAGAACAAGTAAGCAATAATATGGCAGGTACTCAAACTTCTGCTGTAATTGCTTGTGGTAGAAACGCAACTGCTTTTGGTTTACAAGCAACAGAAGAATACAATGGTTCTACTTGGTCACCAAGTGGAAATTATCCAACACAATTGAGAGATGCAAATTTATTTGGAATTCAAACTGCTGCAATCGCAGCTGGTGGTAATAGTGCAAATCCAGGTGTAGCTACAAATGTAAATAATTCTTATGATGGTTCTACTTGGACAGCAACAGGAAATGATAATACAACAGCAAGACTTTCTTCTCTTTCTTTTGGAACTCAAACAGCAGGAATTTTAGTTGGTGGTTACATAAATTCTCCAACTCCTAATACTTATTTTGCTAATACAGAAGAATATGATGGTTCTACTTGGACATCAGGTGGTGCTTATCCAATTGCAACCTCTAGCCTTAGAGGTGGAGGAACTCAAACAGCAGGAATAGCTTTTGGTGGTCAAAATTCTACTCCAGCATATACTGCAGCAACTAATATTTATGATGGCTCTACTTGGACAGCTGGTAGTAATATGACTACTGCAAGAAGTAGTTTTGGAAGTGCAAAATCAGGAAGTAGTGCATTAAATCTAGCATTCGCAGGAAATACTGGACCAGCTACTACAAATGCTACAGAAGAATACGTAGATTACTCACCATACACAGGTCAAACAGTCGAGAACGTAGGACAAGTTTGGTACAATAGTACGACTAAGGCATTAAAATATACAAATGAAACATTTAGCTCGGCTTGGGCAACTGGTAATAATATGAATACTGCAAGAGGAACTTTAGCAGGAGCAGGAATACAAACAGCTGCTTTAGGTTTTGCTGGATATACTGGTACAGCCAACACAGGAGCAACAGAAGAATACGATGGTAATAGTTGGACAAGTTCTAATCCTTTAAACACAGCAAGAAGGGGTATAGCTGGAGCAGGCATACAAACAGCAGCATTAGCTTTTAGTGGTATTGATACAGCTAATACAGGAGCAACTGAAGAATACGATGGTAATAGTTGGACTAATTCAAATTCTTTAAATACAGCAAGAAGATACCCAACAGGAGCAGGTACACAAACAGCAGGTTTGGCTTTTGGTGGTTACATTGCAGCTGCTACAGCAGCAACAGAAGAATACGATGGTAATAGTTGGACAAGTTCTAATCCTTTAAATACAGCAAGAAGCGAATTAGCAGGTGCAGGAACACAAACAGCTACATTAGGTTTTGGTGGTCAAACAACAGTTGCTGTAGCATCAACAGAAGAATACAATGGAACAAGTTGGACAGCTAGTAATAATTTAAACACAGCAAGATATGGTTTAGCAAGTGCAGGCATTCAAACATCTGCACTAGCTTTTGGTGGTTACATTACAGCTGGTACAGCAGCAACTGAAGAATATGATGGAACAACTTGGACAAATTCTCCTGCAAGTTTAAATACAGCAAGATGGTATTCAGGAGGAGCAGGAACACAAGCAGCAGCATTAGGATTTGGTGGTGATACTCCAACTCAAACAACAGCAACAGAAGAATTTACAATAACAGGAACAGCAGGTATAAAAACAATAACAGTAAGTTAATATGGCAGAATATATAAACATAAAAGGAATAAATGTAGAGGTAGTAGCATCAGATCCAGCGAATCCAACTGTTGGGCAGATTTGGTATAACTCGACTTCTAATACTTTAAAAGGCGGTAGTGTGACTACTGCTGGTGCTTGGGCAAGTGGTGGAACTATGAATACAGCTAGAAGACTTTTAGGAAGTGCAACTTCAGGTACTCAAACAGCAGCACTAGCATTTGGTGGAGGATGGCCTACACCAGTTATTCAAAATGTAACTGAAGAATACAATGGTTCTTCTTGGGCAAATAGTAATAATTTAAATACAGGAAGAACTTTTACAGCTGGAGCAGGAACACAAACGGCAGGTTTAGCTTTTGGTGGAATTTCTGGGCCTTCACCTGTAAACCCTGAAACTACTGCGACAGAAAAATATGATGGTACAAGTTGGACAAATAATCCAACTGGTTTAAATGTGGGAAGACATAGTTTAACAGGTTGTGGAACTCAAACAGCAGCTTTAGCTGCAACAGGAAATCCTGGAGCTTTAAATATAGCAGAAGAATTTAACGGATCAACTTGGACAGTAGCTCCAACATTAAGTATAGGAAGAAATTACAGTACATCAGCAGGAATTCAAACATCTGCTTTAGTTATTGGTGGTGAAACAGCTACAGCTACTACTAATGCTACAGAAGAATATGATGGTTCAACTTGGACAGCAGGTGGAAATTTAAATACAACAAGATATTCTTTAGCATCAGCTGGAATACAAACAGCTGCTTTAGCTTTTGGTGGAGGCCCTTATACAGGTGCTACAGAATTATATGATGGTACTTCTTGGACTAATTCTCCTGCAAGTTTAAGTACAGCAAGAGATAGTTTAGGAGGAGCAGGTACACAATCTGCTGGAATAGCTTTTGGAGGAAACACTACACCTGGTCAAACAGGAGCAACAGAAGAATTTACAGGTGCAGGAGCACCATTAACAGTTACAATCACAGCTTCTTAACACTTGATTAATCTTTAATAGTCATATAAAGAATGACTAAATAAAAAAGAGGCAATATTAGGTAGTATAAATAAGTATATATTAGCATATAAAATGCTATATAATGTAAGAGGAACAAAAATGAGTGATGAAAAAATAAAAACTGAAGAAAAAAGAAACATACAGCCGTTAATAGAAAAAGAAGAACCACATCTATATAATATCTTACCTTCAGAAGATGTTAAGGCTTTCAAATCAATGGTGACCGAATTTAGGGACACCTGGACTAAAAAACAAATCTTTCGAACAGAAACAGAAGCAAGAATATCTGTACTACAAGATATGAAGTACCCTACAAAGGCGGCTAAATATTGGCAGTGCGTTAGAGAACAAAACGTTTTCTTAGAAAATCTTATGTCTTTATCTTTTGATTATAGAAGAAACGACATAAAAATTAAAAGATTAGAAAAGAAACTTGCTAGTGAAAAAGATGAATTAAAAAAAGAACTTTTACAAGTAAACCTTGATGAAAAAAATTATGCTAGAGCAAATATGCAATTAACTGCTAAAGATAGAATGAGAGAATTAAAAATGTGGTCTAAATTAAAAAAAGAATTTAATGATGGCACATTTGATACGCAAGATGTAAATAAACATCAATTAGATTCATATGCAAAGATTATGCAAAATAAAGCTAAAACACTTACCGATGGTTCATCACAACCAGAAGTATTTAACGTATTAGGACAATTAAAAACAATTGAAAGAGTACAGAGAGATGGAGAACTTGATTATCAAAAAAGAGAAGCTATTTCTACGGAACAGAGCTTTGGAAAAAAATCCAGTTAACCAAAGGCAATCTCCTTTTTATCAAAAGGTCAGACACAAAATTAAACAAATGAATAAGATCACCAATCCATTGATAACAGTCAAGGAAGGTGATAAATATAAAATACTTGCAGGCAATAATAGATTTCTTGCAGGATTGGAATTAGGTTATACCAAGTTTCCAATAAAGGTGATACAAGGAGAAACACCACAAGACATTAGAAAGGCTATGGAAGATTACATTCCAATAGATTTGAATAAATAAAAATCCATACAAAAAGTTGATACCTAAAAGTATCATAAATAAGTATGGTCACATAAAATTATGACTATAATATTAAGGAGACAATTGAATGAAATTTAATTTCATATTTCTAGGCCAGTCTATATTAAAGTATGAAGTACCTTTAGATATATTTACAGCCATAAATCATCTATACGAAACTAACTTTAGACAGTTAAACGCTGCGAATAAGCAACTTGTAGGTAAGATTGAAAACGAACACTCTATATTTTATGATGGTGATGATGAAACAAAGATGAAAAGACATAACTTACTTTCAAAAGATGTTTATGATTACTTTATGTCTGTCTATCATCATTATTTAAATTGGAATAAAATTCATTCATATCAAACACATTTAAACTCAATATGGATAAATGAAATGAAAGCCAATGAGTATAATCCCGTACACGTACATCAAGGAAATTTATTTACAGGATTATCTTCAGTTATGGTACTGAAGTTACCAAAATATTATGGTGTTGAATACTCAGCTGCTGACAAACCTCAAAATGGTAAGTTACAGTTATTAGGTTCTTCATCAGGCCAGTTTGCCAAAGTTGATTATCAACCTATTTTAAAAGAAAGGGACTTTTATGTGTTTCCTTATGATATGAGACATTGCGTATATCCGTTTAACTCAACAAATGAAGTTAGACGTACATTAGCAGCAAATTGTGACGTACACTATAACCCAATAATGAATAGAGGAGCAGAATGATACATACAGAACCAAATTGGAAAAGTTATATAGTTGAAACAATAGAACCAATATTTACACCTGAGCAGTGTGATATAATTAGTAGATTAGGCAGATCAATGCCACCACAAAACGCACAAGTCGGCGGAGGTAGCGGCGGTAAATACGATACTAAAACAAGAATATCTCATATTAGTTGGCTTCCTTTTAATCACCCTGACGCCATTCCAATGTACCAAAAATTGGAAGATATGATGCACAAAACAAATAGAAGACACTTTGGATTTGAAGGTATGGCTATAAATGAACAAGCACAATACACGGAATATCCTGAAGGTGGTTTTTATGATTGGCATATGGATTGTGATTTAATAATGAAGAACGAACCACCAGTTAGAAAAATATCTATGACACTTGTATTATCACCCGAAACTGATTTTGAAGGTGGTGGACTAGAGATTGCTAAACAAGGACAAATAATAAAACCTAAACAAGGACACGCTGTATTCTTTGCAAGTTTTGTAAATCATAGAGTTGTACCTGTAATTAGAGGATTAAGAAAGTCTTTAGTTATGTGGTTTGGAGGAGAACCTTTTAAATGATACATAGAGAGCTTTATTTTGCTACACCTGTTTATATAAAAGATGTGGGTAATCCTGAATACAATAGATATTTGGAAGAAAGAATTGTTAACTGGAGTAAACAAGATAGTGGTTTACAAAAAACAAATATGAATGGTTGGCATTCTAAAACAAATATGCACGAAAATCCAGAGTATCAACATTTAGTGGAAGAATTACATATAGCTCAAAAAGAAATATATGAAGATGAATGTTTAGATAACGAACCATTCTTAGGTAATATGTGGGCTAACATTAATTATAAAGGTGGATTTAATAGACCACACATACACCCTAATTCATTATGGTCAGGTGTTTATTATGTAAAGACACCAGAGAAGTGTGGACATTTAAAAATAGAAGACACTAGAACAATGTCATTAATGTCTAGGCCTAGAAAAACAAATAAAGAAGAACCTAAACATTTATGGAGAGAGGTACATTTTCAACCTGTGGCTGGAAGATTAATTATGTTTCCATCTTGGGTTAATCATTGTGTTGACCCTAATGAAAGTGATGATATAAGAATATCCATATCATTTAATTTTTTACAGAAAGGAATGTTTGTATGAGTTTTCAACAAAACAAATATCAAGTAATAAGAAATGCTATATCATACGAATTAGCAAATTTTTGTTTTAATTATTTTTTATTAAAAAGAGATGCTGTTAATTTTTTATATGAAAATAACTTAATCGCAAGAAATGATATTTTCGGTACTTGGGAAGATAAACAGGTTCCTGGTGTTTATTCTATATATGCAGATCACGTAATGGAAACTTTACTTATGAAAACCTTACCAGTGATGAAAGAAAAAACAGGATTAGATTTAATTCCGACTTATTCTTATGCTAGAGTTTATGAAAAAAATGCTATCTTAAAAAGACACAAAGATAGACCTAGTTGTGAAATTTCAACAACGATAAACTTAGGTGGTGATCCTTGGCCAATCTTTATAGACCCAACAGGATCAAATAATGTTATTGATGAATATAAAAATATACATAAACCAAATGCACCTCAAGGTGTTAAAGTTGACTTACAACCTGGTGATATGTTATTATATTCAGGTTGTGAATTAGAACATTGGAGAGAGCCGTTTCAAGGTAATATATGTGGACAAGTGTTTTTACATTATAATCACATAAATGGTCCCTTTGCAGAAAAGAATAAATACGATGGTAGACCTCTATTAGGTATTCAAAAATATAAGTTTAACAATTAAATTACTTTTATAAATATACATAAATAGTATTTAATAAAAAGGTGGAAAATTATGAGTGAACAAACTAAAATAACAATTGACGGTTCAGAGTACGAATTAGAAAAACTTCCGTTAGAAGTTAGAAACACGATTGTTGCTAGACAAGAAATACAACAATCAAAAGTAAGACATAATATAGAATTAGAAAAAATCGAAGTTCTTACTAACTATTATAATGAAAAAATTAAAAAAGGGTTAGAAGAATATAATGGCAGCAACAGCAAATCTACGGATTGATCAGGGTGCATCTTTTAGTTCAGATGTAACTGTGACAAATACTGATGGTACAGCCTTTAATTTAACAGGATATACAGCCGAGGCTAAAATGGCCTTAGGTTATTCTTCAACAAGAACAAGAACCCAATTTACTACAACTATCGCTAATGATGCCACAACAGGTATCATAACTCTTTCATTAACAGCCGATCAAACGTCTAATTTAGAGGCGCCTGCTCGTTATGTTTATGATATTGAGATTTTAAAGACTTCAGACAGTACAATAACACGTGTGATTGAGGGAATAATTACTGTCAGCCCATCTGTTACAACATAGTTTTCTTATAAATATAACAAAAAGAGAGAGTTATGGCAATAACAGCGAAAATTAATAGTAGTACATCAGCAGGACCTCAAAAGGTATCTGTAACTGTACCTAGTGCTACAGCTGCTCAAACTTTCAGAGCGTTAAATGACGTGAACGTTACGACACTAGAAGACGGTGCGTTAATCCAATATGATGCCACATCAGATAAGTTTAAAACAACAACAACAATAGAAACCACTACAGGAACATTAAGACTGAGCGGCGGAAATTTTTAAAAAGGGATTAAAAAATGTCAACAATAATTCAAATTAAACGTTCATCAGGCACAACGGCCCCAGCCGAACTGGCACAAGGTGAACTAGCCTATACATATGGCACGGGCACCCAAGGTAACGGTGGCGATAGACTCTTTATAGGAACAGGAACAGAAACTGATGGTGTAGCAGCTAATATAGACATCATTGGTGGTAAATATTTTACTTCAATTACAGATCACGCAGCTGGTACATTAACAGCTAGTTCAGCAATAATCGTAGATACAAATAAAGCAATTGACGAATTGTTTATTGGTAACGCTGCTGCTACAGGTGGTTCAATTAAATTTAACGAAGGTACAAACAATGGCGCTCATTATGTAGCACTTAAAGCTCCTAATTCAGTAGCTGCTGATATTACACTTACTTTACCAGGTACATATTCAAATGGTCAATTTTTAACAGTTGACGGTTCTGGTGTATTAAGTTTTGCTGCAGTACCATCTGGTTCATTCACAATTTCTGATGGTTCAACTACAGATACATTTACTACAGGTCAAACATTAACGTTTACTGGTGGTACAGGTATTGATACATCAGTTAGTGATAATCAAGTTACTTTTGCTATTGATAGTACAGTTGCTACATTAACTGGTACACAAACGTTAACAAACAAAACGTTAACATCTCCAGTTATCTCAACAATCAGTAATTCAGGTACGTTGACATTACCTACATCTACTGATACATTAGTTGGTAGAGATACTACTGATACTTTAACAAATAAAACTATTAATAGTGCTTCAAACACAATTACAATTACCGAGTCAAACATTTCTGACTTAGGTTCTTATATAACTGCTTCAAGTACAGATACATTAACAAACAAAACGTTTGACGCAAACGGAACAGGTAACTCAATATCAAATATTGAAGTTGCAGATTTCGCTGGTTCAGCTATTGTTACAGTTTCAGAAACATTAGCTTCAAATGATAGTGATACTGCTCTTGTTACTGCTGGAGCTATTATTGATTATGTTGATGCTCAAGACGCTAATATAGCTTCTGACACATTAACATTTACAAATAAAACTTTTGACGCAAATGGTACAGGTAACTCAATATCAAATATTGAAGTTGCTGACTTTGCTTCTGGCGTATTAGATACAGATATTAGTTCAGTATCAGCAAATGATGATACTCTTGCTTCTGCTAAAGCGATTAAAACTTATGTAGATGCTCAAGTAGCTAATCAGATGACTACGTTTACAATTGCTGATGATAGTTCAACTACATCTACAATTACGCAGTCAGATACTTTACAATTCTTAGGTGGTACTGGTATAGGTTCAACTGTATCAGGCGATAGTGTTACTTTCGCAATTGATAACACAGTTGCTACTTTAACAGGTACTCAAACACTTACAAACAAAACAATTGACGCTGCTTCAAACACTTTATCAAACATTGGTAACGCATCATTAACTAACTCTACAATTACAGTAGCTGGTGATAGTGGTTCTAATGCTGTTGATTTAGGTGATACATTAACTATACAAGGTACATCAAACGAAATTGAAACATCAGTTTCTGGTGATACAATTACAATTGGTTTACCAAGTGATGTAACAATTGGAAACAATTTAACAATTACTGGTAACTTAACAGTTAATGGTACAACAACAACTATTTCAACAACTAACACAGTTGCTTCAGATACACTATTTGAATTAGGTAACGGAACAACAGGTTCGCCTGCTAATGACTCTGGTATCGTAATTGAAAGAGGTGACGCTGATAACGCATTCATCGGATTTGATGAAAGTGCTGATAAGTTTATCGTTGGTACTGGTACATTTACAGGTGCTAATACTGGTAACTTAACAATCACAACTGGAACATTAGTTGCGAATTTAGAAGCTACAACAGCGACATTAGGTGGTAGTGATGTAATATCAACTGACAATACTAAAACTTTATCAAACAAAACAATTAGTGGTTCAAGTAACACAATAACTAACATTGGTAACGGTTCATTAACAAATAGTTCATTTACTATTACAGGTAGTGACGCTTCTTCGGATGCTGTTTCTCTTGGTGAAACTTTAACAATTGCGAATGGTGAAGGTATTGTAACAGCGATTGCTTCAAACACATTGACAATCACTGGAGAAAATGCTACAACATCTAATAAAGGTATTGCTTCATTTAGTTCAGATAACTTTACAGTTACATCTGGCGCAGTGGCAGTTACAAGTATAGACGGCGGAACATTTTAATTAGTCGTCTTACATAGGAGATTTTGAATATGGCGACTATTATAAAGCTTAAACGAGGTACAACTACACCAACTACAAGTAACATTGAAAATGGTGAAGTTGCAGTAGATACTTCGGCACAGAAACTTTATATTAACGATAGTGGTACTGTAAAAGAAATTGGCGGAGGAACAGCTTCTAATTCTTTTACTACAATCAACTTAAATGATTCCACTAACGTAGTCGCTGATTCATCTTCAGATACATTAAATTTAGATTCATCTGGCCTAATAAGTATTACAGGTGACGCTGCAACTGATACAATTACAGTAGGTACAGTATCAACTGCAGTGATACCTTTTTTAAAAGCAGATGGGTCTAGTTCAAATATTGACTTACAAACAAGTGGTACAATAGGTCAAGTGTTAACAAATTTATATATACCATTTACAATAGCAGATGGTTCTGCTGTTGAAACATTGGTAGTAGGGAGTAGTTAATGGCAGTTAAAACACCAGTAAAGGCAACATTTTCGGGTAGCGATGTAGTAGGTTTAGCAGAATATCAAGCAGCCGATTTTATTGGAGTTTCTGATGGTGGTACAGGTGCGGTTACATTTACAGCTGGTATATTAAAGGCTGATGGAACAAATGCATTTACAACTATAACAGCGCCTTCAGGTACTATTGTTGGTACATCTGATACTCAAACACTTACAAATAAAACAATTGACGCTTCAAGTAATACAATTACAAACATTAGTGTTTCTTCTTTAACAAGTTCAGGTATTACTATTGTTGATGATAGTTCTACATCAGCAACAATTTCATTAGGTGAAACTTTAAAGATTTCAGGTACATCAAACGAAGTAGAAACTGCAATTTCAGGTGATACTATTACAATTGGATTACCGAGTAACGTAACAATAGGAAATAACTTAACTGTATCTGGTAACTTAACAGTATCTGGAACAACAACGACAGTTAACTCTACAACAATAGAAATTACAAATTCATTTACATTTGAAGGTTCTACAGCAGATGATTATGAAACAGTTTTAGGAGTTATTGATCCTACAGCTGATAGAACAATTAATTTACCAAACGCATCTGGTACCGTTGCTATCTTAAACGCAGCGAGTACAACTGTGATTACAGCAACTCCTGAAGAATTAAATTATTCTGATGGTGTAACTTCAAATATACAAACACAATTAGACGCAAAAGCAACAAACGCTTTCGCAATTGCACAAGCGGTTGCGTTAGGTTAAATAGGAATTAATATTATGGCAACACCTACAACTAGAGAAACATTAAAACAGTACGCCTTAAGAACATTAGGTAAACCTGTTATTGAGATTAACGTAGATGACGACCAATTAGAAGATAGATTAGACGAAGCGTTACAATTTTTCGCACAATATCATTATGATGCTATTCGTAGAACATATTTAAAATACAAATTAACAGCAGCAGATAAAACAAGATTAGCTGCGATTAATCCTACAACAGAAACTGCAACTAAAAATAGTGTATCAACAACTTGGTACGAAGATAATAATTTTCTAGTTGTACCTGAAAGTGTTATATCAGTTATTAACATATTTCCTTTTTCAGATAAAGGTAATTTAAATTTATTTGACGTAAGATACCAAATGAGATTAAATGATCTTTATGATTTTTCTTCTACGTCTGTAATCAATTATGATATTGTATTAAGACATTTAGATTTTTTAGACCACATTTTAGTAGGTGAGAAACCAATAAGATTTAATCAACACGATAATAGATTATACATTGATATGGATTGGACAAATGATTTACAAACAGATGAGTATATTGTAATTGAGTGTTATCGTAAATTAGACCCTGACACATATACAGATGTATGGAATGATATTTTTCTAAAGAGATATGTTGTATCATTATTTAAAAAACAATGGGGAACAAATTTAAGTAAATTTAATGGTGTCACAATGATAGGAAATGTAACTTTAAATGGTACTCAAATATACCAAGAAGCTTTACAAGAAATTGAAAAACTTGAACAAGAAATAAGAAGCACGTATGAATTAAATCCCGCAATGTTGATAGGATAATGTTATGGCAGTTAATCATTACTTTCAGGGCGGAAACGGTATCGGAAATACCAATGAAAAAAGACTTTACGAAGACCTTATCATAGAAGGTTTAAAAATCTACGGACACGACTGTTATTATCTTCCACGAACATTAGTAAATAGAGATTTAATACTTGGCGAAGACTCGTTAAGTAAATTTGATGATTCATACTTACTTGAAATGTATATGGAAACAACTGAAGGCTTCGCAGGCGAACAAGAGATTATTAATAAGTTTGGTTTAGAGATAAGAGAAGATACAACGTTTATGATTTCAAAAAGACGTTGGCAAGATCAGGTGGATCACCCTGCTACATTAATAGTAGATGGAAGACCAAATGAAGGCGACATCATTTATATGCCTTTGATGAATAGTTTTTTTGAAATTCAATTTGTACAAGACCAAGAGCCTTTCTTTCAATTAGGAAATTTACCAGTTTACAAATTAAGATGTACTAGATGGGAATACTCATCAGAAAGATTAGATACAGGTATTAATGAAATTGATGAAAAAGAAACAACGTACTCATTAGATCAATTACAATATCAAACTTCATTAGAAAGCGGAACATTTGGTGCGGTATTAGGAAGTCCAGTCGTAATAGGAGATGTAGTTACTTCAATTCCAATTATATCAGGTGGAGAGGGTTATGTAACGGCTCCAACATTAACTATTTCAGCACCATCAGCAACTATAAACGCAACAGCGTCAGCAAACTTAACAGGAAATACTTTAAGTACATTTACTATAACAAACGCTGGTCGTGGTTATAGTTCATCGCCTACTATTACTGTAGTGTATGTAGCAACTGATAGTACAACAAAAACAAATACAGCTTCAACACCAGTTTTAACAAATGGTCAATTAACTTCAATTACACCTGCGTCAATGACAGACGTATTATCTATAACAAGTGTAACAGTTTCAAGTCCAGGTAGTGCGGTAACTGCATCTGCCACAGCAGTTTTAACAAGTGGTGTAGTAACAAGTGTAAATATAACTGTAGATGGTTCAAGTTATCTTGGATTGTCACCGACTGTAACTATATCAGAAAATACAGATGCGTCAGGTGCGTTATTATTAGAAAACGACAGCGCAGATGGCGAAAAACAATACTTCATTAATGAAGACTTTGCTTTACAAACACAATCTACTTATGCAAGTAATATAGATTTAGATAGTGAAGCTGGTTTTGATACTGCATCAGTAGCTGATGATGTATTAGATTTTACAGAACGTAACCCTTTTGGAGATGTGGATTTTTAGATGTTTGGAAAATATTTTTATAACGAATCAATGAGAAAAATGACCGTAGCATTTGGTCAACTATTTAATAGTATTCAAGTTAAGAGAGTGGACTCATCTGGTAATGTGGTACAATCTATAAAAGTACCTTTAGCATATGCGCCAAAAGAAAAGTTTTTAACTCGATTGGATCAACAACCTAATTTAGATAATAGAGAGTTTGCGATTACATTACCTCGTATGGGTTTTGAAATTACTGGAATTGCTTATGATGGTTCTCGTAAATTGACAAGAGTTCAAAAATATAAAACTGTAAAAGCGGATGCAGCGGGTAAAATATTAAACTACAATTATACTCCTGTTCCTTATAACATATCTTATTCGTTATATGTCTTTACAGCGACAGCAGAATCAGGACTACAAATCATAGAACAAATTTTACCATTCTTTCAACCAGACTATACTGTGTCAATTAAACAGGTGCCTGAATTAAATATAGTAAGAGATGTTCCGATTATATTAAATGGTATAACTTATGAAGATAGTTATGATGGTTCATATACAAATCGTAGAGCAGTTATCTATACACTTACTTTTACTGCGAAGACATATCTATATGGACCTGCTTCTACTCAAAAAGTAATTAAAGAAGTACAATCTGATCTATTTACGGATACACCCGTTTCAAAAAGAGAAACAAGAATTGTAATAACCCCTAACCCTACTTCTGCTGACGCAGATGATGATTTTGGTTTTACAACTACTATAACAGATTTTAATGACGCTAAAAATTATAATCCTACAACGGATACGGACGAATAAATAGTATAAATATATAAATAAAAGAGAGATAACTTATGGCAATTAACAAAATTAAAGAAGGTTCACTAGAGACTAATTCGATAACAGAAGCAAATGTAAGTGCTGAAGTTATTACTGCTCAAACGGAATTGACATCATTTGCTGATGATGATATTTTATTAGTATATGATACTTCAGCTACTGCTCTTAAAAAAATTCAAAAATCAAATTTAGGTATTTCTGTTTCGTTAACTTATACAAACGGAACATTTACTGGTGATGGTTCAACAACAACTGTTACAATTGACTCTGGTCGATCTGTAAATGATGTATTAGTATCTGTTAACGGATTTTTATTTATTCCAACAACAGACTATACAATTTCTGGAACTACTTTAACTTTTTCAACAGCGCCTGCGGCGTCTGCTGAAATTAACGTAAGATATTTACCTTTAACAGGAACAGCAACTTATACTAACGATACAGCAACTGGAGATGGTTCAACTGTCGCATTTACAATTGATAGTGGTAGAACAGTAGAAGATGTTATCGTAACAGTTAACGGTGTAACAATGGTACCAAGTGTTGACTATACCATTTCTGGTACGACCTTGACGTTTACAGAAGCGCCAGTAGCTTCTGCTGAATTAGCATTTAGATATTTAAGACAATCTTAATAGTAAAATGAAACTTAGAGAGATATGGGAAGTATTATACAAAACGCAGCTAATAATTTTACAACCAATGGCGTCATAACAGCGTCTGGTGTAAACAATACTTCTGTATCGGCTGTAACTTCTCTTCCATCTGGCCTAGGTGGTAGTTTAACATTAATTTCATCACAAACTGCTAGTTCATCTGCTTCATTATCCTTTACTACTGGAATAGATAGTACATATAGAACTTATTTGTTTAAATGGGTTAATTGTCACCCAGCTACAAATAGAGCTAATTTTCAATTTAATATGTCAACTGATGGCGGTAGCAACTACAATGTAACTAAAACATCAAGTTTTTTTCAAGCACATCACGGAGAATTTTATGATGATACTGACCTTAGTTATAATGTTAGTTTTGATTTAGCTCAATCAACTTCGTATCAAGTTCTTGCACACGCTTTGGGTAATGGTGATGATGAAGCTACATCAGGAGAATTATATTTATTTTCTCCAAGCAACACTACATTCGTAAAGCATTTCCTTGCAAGAAATATAAGACAAAGTAGAGATAATTCAGCAAACCAATATCAAGGTAATGACTATATTGGTGGTTACGGAAATAATACATCAGCAGTTAATGCCATTAGTTTTCAAATGAGTTCAGGTAACATAGACGCTGGAACAATTTATATGTACGGAATAAACTAATATGAGTATAATATCTTCTTTAGCAAATAACTTTACGGCCGCAGGTAAATTAAAGGCGGCAGGATTTAATAATGCTAGTTTAGCAAACGTAACAGCTTTAGATAGTAGTATTGCTTTGGGTAATCTTATTTTACTATCTACTCAAACAGCAAGTGCTAGTGCTTCTATTTCATTTACATCAGGAATTGATAGCACCTATGATGAATACATTTTTAAATTTATTAATATCCATCCATCTGCTCAATCTTATATAACTTTTCAAGGTAGCACAGATGGTGGTTCTAATTATGGAGTAACTTGTACTTCATCTTCTTTTCATACTTATCATAATGAAGGTGATGGTGTTACTGTTTTAGCATATAAAACTAGTGCAGATTTAGCACAATCCACAAGTTATATTCCTTTATTTACAGAAAATACAGATATTGAAAATGATGCTAGTTATTCAGGAACTTTACACATTTTTTCACCTAGCGATACCACTTTTGTTAAACATTTTATAGTATCTAATAATAATTCAGCACCTGGCGGATATACTGTAAATTCATATTTAGCTGGTTATTTAAACACCACATCAGCTATTAATGCAATAGATTTTAAAATGTCGTCAGGCAACATTGATGACGGAATAATTAAAATGTATGGAGTTAAAAAATCATAATGGGAACAATAACTAGAACAATTGGAAACAGTTTTACAACAAGTGGAGTAATAAAATCCTCAGCTATTGATAATACAACTTTATCAAATGTTTCAGCATTACCTGCTGCAATACCTACAGGTTTTATGGTTTTATTATCTACTCAAACTGCAAGTGCAAGTGCTTCAATAAGTTTCACAACTGGAATAGACAGTACCTATAAAGAGTATATGTTTATTTGGAACAACTGTCAGCCGTCAGTAGATTTTGCAACACTAGGATTTCAAGCTAGTACTGATGGTGGTTCTTCTTATGGTGTTACTGCTACTACATCTTTTTTTAAAGCTAATAATAGAGAAGATAATAGTTTTACAAGTTTAGGTTATGATGGTGGTCAAGATTTAGCACAATCAACGAATGATGTACAATTAAGTTTATCTATTGGTTCTTTAGGTTCAAGGTCATCAAGTGGTGTACTAAATATATTTGAACCATCATCTACGACTTTCGTAAAACATTTTACCGCAGTATCTAGCGATAGAGAAAATAGAGATAGATTAACTAATTGTTACAGTGCTGGTTATTTTAATACTACGTCAGCTTTAAATTCTTTTATTTTTAGATGTAATTTATCAGCAAATATTACAGGCACAATACAAATGTTTGGAATAAAGTAATATGGGAACAATAACTAGAAAATTCGCAAATAACTTTTTATCAGGTGGTACCTTTGCGGCCGCTGCTATAAACAATTCGTCTTTAACTAATATTACAGACGTACCAACAGCAGTAAAAGGAAAACTTACTTTAATAAGCACACAGACGGCCAGTGCTTCTGCTTCTATTTCATTTACAACAGGAATTGATAGCACTTATGATGAGTATATTTTTAAGTTTATAAACATGCACCCATCTGCAAGTGATGCAAGATTAACATTTAATTTATCAACTGATGGTGGAAGCAGTTACAATGTAACTAAAACAACAACATCTTTTTATTGTACTCATCAAGAAAATGCTGGTTATGCAGAATTAGCATATACTACAGGTTCAGATTTAGCACAATCAACTGCTTATCAAAGAATTACATCAGGATTGTCAAATGATAATGATAGTGCAACATCAGCAACTTTACATTTATTTGCACCAAGTTCAACAACATACGTTAAAAATTTTATGTTAGTTTCAAATTATTTTAATGTCGATTCTCCAGCAGGAAGTTATAATTTTTATATAGCTGGTTACGGAAATACTACGTCTGCTGTTAATGCGATTGATTTTAAATTTGATAGCGGTAACATTGATGACGGAATAATTAAAATGTACGGAGTATCAAAAACTTAATATGGGCGCAATAGGAAGAGCATTAGGAAATAGTATAACAACAGCTGGTAAAGTATTACCAAGTGCTGTAAATAATACAAGTGT